ACCATATTATACTCCCATGTTAAACATAAACTAAAAACTTCACGCACTCAAGACAAGATGAACTTTAATATCAAAAAGTTCAATATTGACATGCTGAAAGACCGCTGCGAAATTGATTCACGCAAGTCCCCTATGATCGTCGTTATAGGTAAGAAGGATACAGGAAAATCTTTCTTGGTTCGCGATATTCTTTACAATACCCAACGTTGTTTCCCTATTGGAACCGTTATTTCTGCAACTGAAGTCGCCAACGAGTTCTTTCAGCACATGGTTCCTTCCAAGTTAATCCACGATAAGTACCAACCTCCCATCGTAATGAATGTTATTAAGCGTCAATTAGGTATTAAAACAGCAAGAAACGAAGAGAAGAAGAGAAGTGGAGGTAATTCTCATATAGATCCTCGTGCGTTCTTGATTTTGGATGATTGTTTGTATGACGGGTCATGGATCAAAGAAGAATCAACTCGTTACGTATTTATGAACGGTCGTCATATCGATTTGATGACAATTATCACTATGCAGTATCCATTGGGTATTACGCCAAATTTACGAACGAACGTAGACTTTATATTTATTTTGCGTGAGACTATCTTAGGTAACCGCAGAAGAATATACGAGAACTACGCAGGTATGTTCCCCACATTTGAAATGTTTTGTCAGTTCATGGACCAATGCACGGAAAATTACGAGTGTTTAGTTATTTGTAACGGTGTATCATCAAACAAATTAGAAGATCAGGTGTTTTGGTATAAAGCATCGGATCATCCAGAATTTCATTTATGTGATGATAGTTTATGGACTGACAACAAACCGTTCTCAAGCACAATGTTGGCCCAAGACGAATACAATCCTGATTCATTAAGAAAAAAGAGCAATTCACCTTGGGTTCATGTGAAACAGCAAGGAAAGTAATTAAATCTTTTTTCCAACGAAACTTCTGATTGCGTCTGAACTCCAAACTCCAACGGAACAAATATCAAAGCTAGAATACCACAAGAAATCTTGTCTGGCTTTGAATATTCTTGGATTTTTCACAAAAATACCAGATTTACCTGTTTCCTTTCTCACGCGGTCCCAATTAATAGTATTGTAATCCTCGTCTCCAGAAAACTTTGTGTTGAATTCTTGAATATCCTTGTAAGTTTTCAGAACAATAAGTTTAGATTCGCCCAGCTCGGCAGTGTACTCATATTTATACTGTTTCAACCATTCCTCGTTTCCCACTTCGTCTTTTATCCATGTTCTCCACGCGTCTTCGCATGCGAACCATAATACTCCGGCAGGTTTAGGTTTAATACCTAACTTTCTAGGAGTATGGAACTCCTTGACTTGGGTAGCAGATAAATGTGTGAACCTCATTATTCTTAAGTTTATAAATCACGAACGGCTCCTTCAGCAGGATGTACTGCGTCTTCAAGAGCACGAGATACGTCGTTAATATCAGCTAAACCTGAATCTTTCTTGGCGTCTTCAAGTGCCTTACGTCTGCGTTCTTCGTTTTCCTTCTTTTGGTTTTCAATGCGCTGAGCCTTTTCTTCTTCGAAAAAGATTTCACGGTTGACTTCGTTTTCTTTGTATTTTCTCATCATTTCGTTGAGTTCCTTTTCGGCATATTCAACTTCGGGCATCATAGTTTCAGATGGGTCCCAAGGAAGCCAGGCACCGACTTTACCGATGTATAAGTTATCGTTGGGGTAACGACGTTGCATTACACGAGCAAAAGTTTGGGTTTCTTCCAAGTTAGCAAATACACGACGAACTTTTACACCACGAACATTGGTTTGGAACTCAACTTTTTCGTTGAATTCATTTTCCAAATCTTTTTCTTTCTTGAGTAAGAAAACTTGGTATTGTTCGTGGACGTCGGTCTTCTTGATTTCTTCGTCGTGGACTTTCTTGAACTCTTCTAAATCTTTGAACATGTCGTCAATTTTTACAGAGTATTTCTTGGAAAGAAAGGCAATAAAATGTTCCATGCCCTTGATTTTCCAGTCGTATTCAAGCCATTCAATGAACTTCTCGTTATAGAATTCGCTCTTTTGCTTCAAGACCTTTTCAGGTGAAATAAAAGAGATAATGCAGTAACGTTGGGTTGGGATTTCTGGATCTTCTTCCAAATAATCAATTTTCATTCCAGTTTCGTCGGTTACAGGGAGAGTTTCACGAGGCATTTGTTTATTGTATGGTCCACGTGTTAAAGTTGTTAATTATAACGAAACATAAATATAATATGGTAACCTACCGATTTAACGGTCATACGAAGGAAATAGACTCTGAAGTCCAGGCCTTATTCAAATCTTGCGTTCCTTCATCATGGCGTAAAGTTGAAACGAACGACGCTGACATAATTATCCAGATGGGAGTCACGATCATTCCTTTGAGAACTAATCCTAAAGTCAAACTCTTAGCTGTGCTTACAGGTCGTTCAAAGGAGATTCTGACGGTGAAGTCGCGTTTATATGAGCGATTCGCAAATTACCCTTGGGTTCCGGCTTCCAAAACTATCACCGATACGGTTCCGGTCATTCGGTCACTCAAGATTCTGAAACCTACAGAAGGGTACCGCGGAATGGGAATTACGTTGGTTCATACGAAGAAAGAAGCAGAAGACTGGATTTCCAAAAATACAGAATACAAGGAATGGGTTCTGCAAAATTACATTCAGCCGGCAACTTTCCGAGGACACAAGTTTCATTTACGTGTTTACTTCCTCATCAATTGCTCTTCTCGCGGAATCCGATCGGCATGGTTAGCAAATAAATATTTCTTAGTTCAAGCTGTGAAGCCTTACAAGAACGAGAACTACGAAGACAAGGAAATTCACGATACGCATATGAAACACGGACACCTGTTTCTGTTTCCCGACGACAAGCCAGACGGATGGGACGAATCAATGACTAAATCGGCTCATCAGAAAGTAGTGAATATAATGAAGACTTTGCTGGCCGAAGAACATAGTTACAGACCAGATTGGAAGGCACAGAACGGGTTCCAAGTATTTGGAGCTGATGTGATGTTTCAAGAGGGAACAAACAAACCTTTTATCCTGGAGTTCAATACGAAAGCCGAACTTGGTCTGAAAGAAGTGTTTATGTTTTGGAGATCGTTTTACCAGCACGGTGTAGGCGATTTATTCGGAATAGATTTTCTGAAAGGAACACCCGATTTATTTGACAAGGTTTTATAATGATTGGTACTCCGTCACAGTATTCCCCATCTAAATTAATAGGCCCTAATCCACCTGCGGAGCTGAGTCCAGGCGAATACTTTTCAAATCTCAAAGAGGGAAACAAGATCGTGGCGTCTCTTTGGGTCAAGAAATACAACGAATCATACATTCTTCGGGACGTGTTTGTGCTTCCAGAAGAACGAGGAAAAGGGTACGGATCTAGATTAGTCCAGGGAATCGTAGATCACTTGAAGCCTAAGGATTTGCCTATTTATTTATATGTGGATCCCCAGAACAAGCCGGCAGTTTCGTTATACAAAAATTTAGGGTTCGTGAGAATCAAGAGGGAAACTGTTTATGGCGATAAATACGCGTATAAAGAATAATGAAATACGGGATTCTTATTTGCGGTGCTCCAGGAACAGGGAAGTCAACACACATCAAGAAAATGTTAGATCAAGCAGGGTTTGACGAAGAGTATATCCTGGCTGATCCTGATAAGTTGCCTGGAGAACATTCCGAACAGTCTAAAAAGGCATTTGAATTATTGGAAGAAGCGATAGAACACAAGAAAAATGTAGTGTATGTCGGATCTTGTGTGGGTGTAAGAACTATACATGGAATCTTACATGAAATGAAGACGAATAAGTTTCATACGATTGTGGCTATTGCGTATACTAGTATACCAACTGCCTTGAAACGCATTGCCTCCAGAACAGAGCAACCTTTAGATGCAGATATAGCTTCGGAAGTTCACCAGTTTTTTAAGACGAAAGCAGAGAAGTATATGAAATTACATGAAATTGACGCCCTGTATTTATACAACAACGAAACAGAGTTCAATCTTCTGCTTTCGAAGAAAAAGAAGAAAATTGTGTGTTCCGATCCCAAGGGCGAATTTTACTTTGATATTTCCAAGTACTGTTAGACTTTAGTATTAGGTTTACATTTTCCAATACCCTTAGTCTGTTGCATCATGATGGGGGCACGACATCCAGGACAAGGACAGGTTGTATGTTCGTAACCAAGGATATGGCCCATTTCGTGGGACACCATATACTGACGGTAATCGTCCAAGGATAGTTTGCTCTTAGAAGAACCGTGGAACCATCTGTCAGCGTTCAGCCATATGTTTTTGCCTTTAAGTTCGGCACACGACAACCCTGATTCCAGACCGCAAATAGATTGTATGGTTTCATCGGAAGATAATCTTATTAACACATCATGGTTCTGGGTCACGGGGTAGAATGAGTACCCTTTCTTCGACCATCCTTCAGGATCGTTCAAGTAAACTAAAATGTAAAACTCAATTTGCGCAGGGTTCACAATTGAATACTTTCGTTTGACGTCTTCGTCAACCAGGACTTTAACCTTCATTGTTTTAACAAAAATGGTTTTTTCTCTGTTCCTAACTATAAAAATGCCCGAACAGAAACCAGCACCCCAACCTGTCGGACCCGATATGAGCGATCTCGTCACCCGTGCAATCAAGTACGCCTTTGAAGGTTTGGCTGTAGCTATTGCCGCCTACCTCTTACCGGGCAAGGGACTCAAACTCTCCGAAATTGGAATGATTGCCTTAGTTGCCTTAGCCACCTTTGCCATCCTTGATATCTATGCACCATCTGTAGGTTCATCTGCCCGCACTGGTGCCGGTTTCGGTATTGGGGCTCATTTAGTAGGTTTCCCTTAAAAACAATCTGAAAGACTATTCATTATACTTGAAGTAGATGAATACCCAAATTGAACTCGTTCAAGAACACACATTCGC